GAACAGATCCTCATTGTACTTGTAAGTATGCAGTTTGCTTGTATCAAGAACACCAGTGCGAGCAGTGCTAGAACGAGCATACTGATCTGCTGACTTCTTACATTCAAACTCTTTCATTAAGTAAGAAACTTCTTTCTCAGCAGACTTCTTATACTTAACATACTCAGAAATGACTTGAGTATGCCATTCTTTTACCCAAGAAGAAGAGTTGGCATAGTATTCCTTAGTTGCATTATGGATATACTCATTAGGAACAATTACATTCTCAATTTTAATCTCAGGCAATTCAGCATAGACAGTTTCTTCACCAAACTTGTTAGTCAGTTCTTCTGCCTTCTCTTCAAATGATTGAGCAGTCTTTGACTCAAACTCACCATGTTCTTTGCTTGGTTCACTACCACCACCAGAGGGAATCTCTTGTTCCATAGTGGTTTCACTTTCATTATTATCACCAACAGAAGATTGCTCATTGGCATTAACTTCTTCATTGGCATTGTCGTTGGTGTTTTCACTAGCACCTTGCTGATTCTCAGGAAGTTCAACTTCTTCACCACCAACTTGACCCTGATCCTGAGAAATATCAGGCATTTCACTCAGTTTCTTTTTCTTGTAGTTGAGGAAATCAACAATCTCCTGAGAGATTTTGAGAACTTCTTGGAAAGTTTCAACTGCACTAATGCGAGTCACAAAATCATCCTCAGCATCAGAGAATGCAATGTTATGGAATGCACCAATCTTGAAGTACAGATTGATACGATCAATGAATGAAAGTTCATCTAGATTCTCATCCTTAGTGGAGAAGAAATCATCAGCATTCAGTTCATTATAACCATGATAAAAAGTTTTAGACAGACCAGGATATTTTTTCTTCATCAGACGCTCTACACGAACATCCTCAATCACATTAACAAAATCTTTAGGGACATTAGGATATTCTTCACGCCAATCAATGTTATCAGTAAAGATAGCATGACCCACCTCATGCCCCACCAGAAGGTCATAAACAGTGGCAGATGCCCTATCCCACATAGGAAGGGTTAGAACCCTCCTATCAACATCGAAAGAGGCAGTAGAGACCTTTTTATGCTCAACGATAAGGTTCTCTGTTGCCAGACACTTAGCAAGAGATCCTTTTACTTCTAGATTGACTGGCATGTGCTTTCTTGACTGTCCTTACAGGATAGCATAAAAAAGGGGGGTCACCACTCCCCCCTAGTACACTAATTAAACTGTCCACCACCAAGGACAGGTCTTTGGATCTCAAAGCTACAAAGATTCCTCAAGACTTTTACATAGTATCATGACTGAATGTAGATGTCAAGTTGACAGAAACTCAAACCATGAGTAGGATAACTCTGTCAGGGTTCAAGGGAACTTTATGAAGGCTTTGGATATTTATCTTTAACTGCTTGAATTTTAGATGCCATGGCATCTGGAAAAACTCCAGCATGAAATAAAGCATCTAATTGATCTCCCAAGGAAGGATATTCAGGAGATCTTTTTCTTTGATATTCTTTTGATTCCCATTCTGTGCGAAGTCTTGCTGCTTCTGCAGCAATTTCTTCATCAGTTGGTCTTGTTTGAACAGAATCTTGCCAAGTTAATTCATCATTTACTACAGTAAATTCAGCCCCAGGTCTTAAAGATAAAACTGCTTGTGCTATGTCCATTATTGTGATATCTCCATAACTGTAAGAAAACTAGATGGTCTACCTCTAGAAGTATCATCATAAGTGTAGGACCTATTGATATATAGTCCATTAGAATCTTGAGCATAAGCTTCAAATGTGATATTAAAGGATCCAGAACCACTATGACCATACAAATATTGGCCATCAAATCCTTCTATAGAAGCATTACCAGAAGCATCAGCAGTTGCACCAAAAAATGTATGAGATGAACTTCTATAAGCACTTGAATTACCTTCTCTACTCAAAACAACATTGCCATTAACAAACATAGTAACTCTTGAAGAATATTGATAAACTCCTACTTTAATTCCATATGTTATAAGAAACTTAGAATTTGACCTTAAGGGAGTTACAGTTGTATTTAATCCACTATAAGATCTGTATGTGCCACCTGATCCAGAAAGGAAAGTTGCATTTGAATCTACAGTTTGAACTACGTTAATAACTCTCCCTAAATTAGGGTCTCCAGCAGTGGTTTGTATATTATTAACTTTTAATGTACTCATGGTCTTGTTATCTTATAGTTTTATTTAGAAACTTAATTTGGCTCTTGAGGCCATTCTACGTCCTTAATAAATGGTCCATCTAATGTAGGATTAGCGGTGTTTGGAAGATCTCTTAGTGCTTGTCTATAAGTTGCCCATTCTGCTTTTGCAGAGTCTGATAAAGGACTATCAGAACCTTGAGTCCAATCGCAATTCTGAAGAAGTATGTTCCTATGTTTTTTCAATCTATTCATAGGTTCAGCATTTCTCAATTCCTCTAACTTAGCATTGACTTCTTCTTCAGTTGGAGGAATAGGAATTAGTGATTCATCCCATACAATATTTTCATAACTATCCTCACCTCTTACGAAGAAAGATCCTGGAATATTTCCAGTCAAAGCATGAACTGCTTGTCCTATAGTAACTTCAGGTAACAACATATTTTTTTCTCCTATTAGTCTTGAGTATATATTCCAGTATAGTATATTCTATATGTATTGTTAGTGCTAGTATTATAAGCACTAATTCCACTTATTTGTAGACTTTGAGTTCCAGTTGGATCCCAAGGAATAATTAAAGGAGTAATGGAATAGTTATAATACCAATTATAGTGTGCTTGCAAATCTTGCATTCCTTCGTTACTTGTTTCTCCTGTTTGATGATACCACCCTGCCAAGTATCCATGGTTGCTACTACCATTGTGTTGATAAAAAACAGCTATTCCTATTGCATATACATCACTTCCAGTTGCTCCACTAATAGATCCTAAAGTCTGAGAGGTGCCATTGTATGAAGTATGCCAAGTTATATCACCACCAATTTGAGTCATGGTTCCTTGTGGAATTCCAACTCTATTATGTTTAGTAACCCCGTCAGATTTAAAAATACTCTCTGCTTTTAAGATACTCATAATGAATCTAACTCCGCTGGTCTAGGATATTTAGCTTTGATTTCATTACACTTATCTATGTATGCTTGAACTTGAGCATTGTCACCTTTCACAACACCATCAATATAGTCTACTATTGGTGGATATTCCAACATTCTGTTGGTTTTATATTCACTGAGTTCAGCAATTCTATCTTGCCTAATTCCTTCAGATTCCCACTCTTCTCTAGTTGGTTTTTTCTGACCACCTTCCCACACAGGAGGTTCAAGCCATTCTAAACCATCATAGTGGAATCCACTACAATTAAATCTTGCTCCAGGTCTAAGTGCCTGTATAATTTTTACTGGGTTGCTCATGCTACTTCTAATAGTGTAAATGTTGAAGAACCATTTCCATAATAATCTGAGTTATTTCTATCATCATATGCATTATAATTAAGACCAACATTATATGATCCACTATAACTTCTCAGTTGTAGTCCATAAGTTACTGCAGATGTTGTTGCTGGACTATCAAGGTAATTGATGGAAGGTGCGTACATACCATAACCAACGCTTGCTCCTGGATATTCATTAACAACAAAGGAAGCAACTGTTCTACTTCCTCTGGGAATGCCATAAGCATCAGGTAAGGTAGAACCATTTCTAATCAATCTTCCTTTAGCTTCCCAATATCCTGTTGAAACGTTAAAAGATCCCAATACTAAAATTTTACTGCTGCTACTTGTTGGAGTGATTGTAGCAGTCATGTTAGGAACTGTAGCCCAAGCTCCAGCACCACCAGACCAAAAATCTCTATAGGTGTTGCTCACTACTTGAATTACATGTCCACTACTGTTTAGTAGTGGTTTACCACCTGTAGTGGTAATTGCATTTGTCTTAAGTGTACTCATAATATCTTTTTTTGATTATTTATAATACGACCCAAACTGCACCACTATTAACAGTGACAGTGACGCCACTATTTATAGTGATTGGACCAATACTCATATGATTGGTTCCATTACTAAGAGTTGTGTTTGAGGTTATTTGTTGTGAAGATTCCATGATAACTCCACCACCTTTTGCGCCTATAGTTTGGGACATTAGACCTCCTGTGCTCCAGAATAGTATTCTGTAGATTTTAAGTGATTGTATGCCTGAGTCAGAATTGAATCTGAACTCTCAGTATCAATAAAGAACTTAATTTCATAAGTTTCTCCTTCAGTCTGTAGTCCTTCAGGCATAAAATCATGTACAGTATCACCAAACATTCCAATATGGGTTTTGCCATTAGATCTTGCCTCTTGTGAAGCAAAAACTTTTACTTCAATGGATCCAATGTATCCTGCTCTCCAATAGACTTCAGGACCACGATCACCAGCAGTTAGACCATCTTCTCTAGATGAATCTGGTGGAGGTGTAATGTCATGAAGACGTTTTTCAGTTCTGACATCAACAATAAGGTGGTAGGCATTTTCTACCACCACACCAGTTCCAGGGATTTCAAAATCTCTCAATAGTGCCATTTCACTCTCCTAGTTTTTTCTTGAGTTCATCAAGTTCCTTTCTCATAATATTTATTATTTCATTCTGTTCTTTGACTGCCTCAATCAACAGTGCAGTCAGGTTTCCATACTCAACTGAATACTCATCAACATCATCAGCATAGGTAACAACTTCAGGAACAACTTGCTCAACTTCTTGAGCAATCAGACCCATCTTAACTCCTGGTTTTCTGTTCTTCTTCTTATCCAGATCCCACTCAAAAGTAACACCACGAAGTTTGAGAACCTTATCTAATGGACTTTCAATAGTCTCAATGTTCTTCTTGAGTCTGACATCAGATGCAGCAGTGATAGTTCCAGTTGCATAAATGTCACCATTAACATAAAGTTCATATGTAGATGATGTAGTAGATCCAGTAATACCAACGCAGTTATTTCCATGGTTGTAATAGTAGTGCCATCTAGCACCAGTTTGATTATAGAAACCACCATTACCAGTGCTATCAAACATTACATGGGGATCATTACCTGCATCAGCAAATGCTAATCCATAATATCCACCTCTAGATCCTTGAACTCTCCATGAACCATAAGATGTAGATTCATTTGCTCTAAAGTCTGCACTATTGGTAGACTCATAGATACCTGCATCAGTTCTCAGTCTTGTGAAAGAATAGTTATAGCTGGAACCACCATTGATCTGGAATCTGGCAGTAGTGGTGTTATAGTCAGACATGAATCTATAACCACTATAACTTGGATTAGCACCAAAACTAATACCAGTATGGTTGTTGATTCTTAGATCTGGGTATGGAGAACTCCATGCACCATCTTCTTGGAAGATATCATATGCATAAGAACCAATAGCAAGGTTTGAATCACCACCTTGATTTCTAGATTTTAGAGTTCTATAAAGAAGTCTAGTTCCATCATAAGTGACATTTGCAGCACCAGCAGGTGATCCATTATCATTGTAAATGAATTGTGTATTTGATCCTGCTACTGGACCAGGAATACCTTGGTATCCTTGAGCACCCTGACGACCTTGAGCACCTTGAGCACCAGCAGATCCTTGTCTACCTTGAGCACCTTGGGCACCAGCAGATCCTTGTCTACCTTGAGCACCTTGAGCACCTGTTGCACCTTGAGGACCTCTAGGTCCAGCAGATCCTTGTCTACCTTGTGCACCTTGTGCACCTGCTGATCCTTGTCTGCCTTGAGCACCTTGAGCACCTACAGATCCTTGTCTACCCTGAGCACCTTGGGCACCAGCAGATCCTTGTCTACCTTGAGCACCTTGAGCACCTGCTGTACCCTGTCTACCTTGAGCACCTTGGGCACCTACAGCACCTTGTCTACCTTGGTATCCTTGTGCACCAACTGATCCCATAGGACCAAATACTATAGTATAAACTCCAGTAGTGGTGTTTATTGATGATGAAAGATGAAGGCCACCAGAGTGAGTAATAGATCTACTTCTTTGGAGAACACCATCCTTATAATACTTTACAGTTGATCCATCATAAGTTATTGAGAAAATAGTTGAAGTGGTATATGAACCATAAGTTCCAACATTGGATCCATTCTCATAAATTCTTGCTGTTCCAGCATTCACATACCAAGCATAATCAAGTGTTGAATATGATGTAGATGCTGTTGGATCAGCAGTCAATGCAATCATTCCAACGCCACTAGTATTATTAACTTGGAATGCCATGTATGCATATTCATACTCTTCTGCAGAGTAAACCCTTGCATTCCATCCACTGCCAGATGTTCTTTGGAATTTATTTGGTCCAGTTTGAGTTACTGTTGACAATACTGGTGTCCAAGAACCTCCTCCAAGTTGTCCTTGAGAACCCTGAACACCACTTACACCTTGAGCACCCTGTCTTCCCTGTGCACCTTGTCTTCCCTGTGCACCTTGAACACCTGCTGCACCTTGAGCACCTGCTGCACCTTGTCTACCTTGGGCACCCTGAGCACCTACAGATCCTTGTCTACCTTGAGCACCTTGAGCACCAGCAGAACCTTGAGCACCAGCAGCACCTTGAGGTCCTCTAAGTCCAGTAGAACCTTGTCTACCTTGAGCACCTTGAGCTCCAGCAGATCCTTGTCTACCTTGTGCACCCTGAGCACCTGCTGATCCCTGTCTTCCCTGTGCACCCTGAGCACCTACAGAACCTTGTCTACCCTGTGCACCTTGAACACCTTGTGCACCCTGAACACCCTGATAACCTTGTGAACCAGATGCAGCAGCACCACCAGAAACTCTACTTACTACAAGTTCACATTCAGAAGTAATAGTATTAGCAGCATTAGACTGGTCTGCATCGTCCATCCATGCATAGATTTCAATATAATCATTAGTTGAAAGTTCTAATACAGTATTAATTTGTAGGGTCTTTTCATCACCATAGGAAGCACCTCTGCTATAAGATGAAGTTCTAGTTTCTGTAAGTTCAGATCCATTCTTCCAAATAGATGCTCTTGGAGAAACTCTATTTCCACCTGTATTGTCATATCCAACAGTTGCATTAATAATATAAAATCCTGGAGCAGTTACTTGAACTCTTTGTGGGTTTGATGCATTGCTGTGAGTGTAAATTGAAGCTTTGAATACTTCATTGTCAAATCTAATTGCAGATTTACTTGCAAAAGATACATTGATGTTTTCACTTAAGGAAGTCTTTGTTAGTTTTGCATAATCAAGAGTTCCACCTGCTGCACCCTGAGCACCTGTGGTTCCTTGTCTACCTTGAGCACCTTGAGCACCAGCAGATCCTTGTGCACCTACAGCACCTTGAGCACCTGCTGTGCCCTGTCTACCTTGAGCACCTTGTCTACCTTGAGCACCTTGTCTACCTTGGAATCCTTGAGCACCTTGTGGTCCAATGTGACCTTGTGCACCCTGCCTTCCTTGAGCACCCTGTCTTCCTTGAGCACCTTGAGCTCCTGTTGCACCCTGAACACCTTCTGCACCCTGAACACCTTGAGATCCTTGTCTACCTTGAGCACCTTGGAATCCTTGAGCACCTTGAGCACCTACAGAACCTTGGGCACCTACAGCACCTTGTCTTCCCTGGGCACCTTGAATACCTTGAGCACCCTGGGCACCCACAGAACCTTGAACTCCTTGTGAACCCTGAACACCTTGTGCACCTTGTCTACCCTGTGCACCCTGTACTCCTTGAGCACCTTGTCTACCCTGTGCACCTTGAGGTCCAATAGCACCTTGAGCACCTACAGCACCTTGTCTGCCTTGAGCACCTTGAGCACCTACAGATCCTTGTCTACCTTGAGAACCCTGAATACCTTGAGCACCCTGGGCACCTCCAGCACCTTGTCTACCTTGAGCCCCTTGTCTACCCTGAGCACCTTGAGAACCTTGGGGTCCTAAGAATCCTTGAGCACCTTGAGCACCTACAGCACCTTGTCTACCCTGAGAACCTTGTCTACCCTGAGCACCTTGAGCACCTACAGATCCTTGTCTTCCTTGTGCACCTTGAACTCCTTGGAAACCTTGAGCACCCTGAACTCCTTGGAAACCTTGTGCACCTTGAGGTCCAATAGAACCTTGAGTTCCATTTGTTCCTTGTACACCTTGGAATCCTTGAGCACCTTGGAATCCTTGTGCACCCTGCACTCCTTGAGCACCTTGTCTACCCTGTGCACCTTGGAATCCTTGTGCACCCTGAACACCTTGGAATCCTTGTGCACCCTGAGGTCCATTTAGAGGTTGTGTCCACTTAACACCAGTTCCTGTAGATGCAAGAACAGAGTTTGCAACACCTACAGTTCCTGGAGTATCATATAGAGGTCCATTGATCTTTAGATTTGTTGTAGTGGTAAATCCAGAAGATCTAATATCATGAACTCTAATGCTTGGAGTTAGAGTTACAATTCCAGAAGATACTGATAGGTTAGTGGAATCAAAGGATGCAATACCTTTTGTAGAGCTTGTTGCTAATGTATGGGTGTTGCTAGTTACTCCAACAACCCTACCATAAGCATCTACAGTAAGATGTGAAATGAACTTATCAGTTCCTGCAGATAGAGAAGTAACAGGAGTTGATACTGTTGCCAGATCAATATCATCAGGATTAATTACAATTCTTAGAGTGCTTGCAGTTCCAACATTAAAGTCTGCACCAGAATCATATAAACCAAGACCAGCACCTTTCTGAGATGGTGATGAAATCTGAGTAAATTCAATTGCAGAAACACCAATTGCAAGTGCATAAGTGTCTCTGGTGATAAGAGCAAAACCCTTTCCTTGCTCTTCTACACCACCAATAATGAAAGCAAAGTCTCCAGTTTCAATCTCACCAGTCTGGTCATAATCAGTTGCTCTTGTTAATTCCCAAGAAGTTGATCCATTACCAACTCTGGTTACAGTATAGAAACCATTTTCATACAGATTTGTCTGCTCTTTAACTAGAATTCTTTCATCTAAGAATAAAGTGCTATCATCAATGGAAGTTGTGCCTACACCAACACCATAGAGTTTTGCTCCAACACCACTAGCACCATTATCATAATTTGCAACTAAGTTAATTGTAGATCCAAGAGAAACTGCCTTCTGAACCTGAATACCTTGTGCAAATGCATCAACATAATTCTTTGATGCTAGTTCTGCATTTTGTAGAGGTACTTGCTCATTGACAAATACTCTATCAACATAAAGATTGCTGCTGATTCCAACATCACCCCTGACTTCAAGGGTTCTTGTCATTACAGAAGTATTAACACCAACCTTATTTGTGGAATCATTGAAGTATAGTTCAGCACCACCAAAGTCTCCATTGTTGTTGTACTGAACCTGACCATCAGTACCACCTGGAGTTACATCAACTGTAATGGTTACACCAATGCCAGATCCATCGTCAGTTGCAGTGATATATTGTCCAACAATATTGATTGAAGTGATACTTCCAGAAGTACCTACAATAGAACCTTCATCTCTAATGGTTAGACCATTGAAGTTATTGATGGTTGCAAGTGGAACCCAATCAACACCAGTTCCAGTTGAAATTAGAACTTCATTAGCATTACCAGTTTCTGCATTACCATCATACAATCCACCAGAAACATAAAGACTGTTGGTTGCAGTTACAATACCAGCAGTTACATCACCATTCAGTGCACCAGAGAATCCACCAGTGGATGTTGTGACTCCAGTGATCTCAACTCCATTGTTTGTGGTCTCAAATTTCCTGGAGTTGTCGTAATTTAATGAAACTGAATCATTGGGTCTGAATACTGCTATGACTTCATTGCCAGCAGAATTCTTAATTTGAAGATTATCAGCATTTATATTCAGATTACCACTACCAGTTTCCTGAATAATAGAATTATCATTAGATGAATTGTGATAGATTTTTAAATCACTACCATCACCAAATATCAATTCATCATCATCACCAAGATTTACATTTCCTTGGAATGTAGAAACACCAGATACAATCAACTCATCAGTATCTGTGGTTCCTGTTACCTCAATACCATTAGTAGTTGTTTGAAGTTTTACATTATCACCAGATCCACCATCATGAAGTTTTACTGATTGATTAGTTGCCCCAGGTTTAAGATCAATTCCAGCAACAAAAGAAGTATTTTGTTGTCCAATTATAATATTATTTGATTTCTTTTGAATTAAATTTCTCAAATATTGATCACTACCATCCAAAGTATAAATTGAATTATCTTTGGTTAATACAATTGCAGCATCACTTACACTATCGATGGATACAGCAAAATTTCCTCCAGTTGCATGTAGTGTTGGTGCTGTTGCAACACCAGTAACAGTCAATTGACCTGCGTCTGCTTGATTAGTGACTGTAAGGTTATTTGAAATGGTTACATCATTAGGTAATCCAATGACAACATTGGCACCTTCACCAGTACCAGTAACTTCAATTTCATTTGTAGTTCCAGAAACTGATTCAACATAATCTCCAGTAGTATCAGTTCCAAGTTCTA